AATCCCATCCAGCGCCTATCTTGTCTGTGATAAACTCCAGCGTGTCAAATCCTGTGAGTGCTTTTACCAACAGATTGGCTGCATCTGCAACTGCTATCAGTATGCCTGCAATACCAAGGAACCTAACACCAAATCTGGCTATACCAAATGTAACACCTTTAATGGTTGTGCCTAGTTTGGATTGTCCTTTTATAAATCTACCAAGACTGTTGGTTGCTCCTCCAAGATCACCACTCAGTCCTTTAACTGCGGCTCCCATACCAAAGAAGCCACCAGCACTTGATCTAGTGCCTTTTGATATTATATTGAATAGACCACCTAGACCATTAAGTCCTTTGGTTAGTATGAATATACCAGCACCTAAGCCTGCAATGATCCTTATGAAACTTTTGAAGCCTTCAACACTGATGTTGATGCTTGCGGCTATTTTGTTTAATGGTTCTAGGACTGAGGTAAGTGCCAGTTGAAAGTTTGCTATGTTAACACTCAGTGCCTTGTTTGCTTCTGCGGCACTCTTTATTGAATCAGCATATGGACCAACTTCTGATTCTGTAATTCCAAATTGTTCATTTAGTGATTTAAGATCAACACCTTTGACTGATTCACCAAGTATCTTCATTGCCACACTTGATCTAGTGGCCGCATCAGGTATCTTGGTTAAGCCTTCAAGTACTGCTCTGAATACATCTTCAGTTGATAGTCTTCTAAGATCTTCTAAGCCTACACCGGCTTGTCTAAAGCTCTCTTGTAGTTCAGCTGAGCCTCTTGCGGCTTCACCTAGGTTCTTTGTTAAGTCACTTATGGCATCTCTTGCTCTGTCAGCAGTACCACCAGTTTGTGCCATTGCCTGTGAGAATGCAGTGATTGCCGCTACTGATATATCCGTAGCCTTGCTCATGTTAACCATTGCATCAGCACCAAGCAGTATATTTCTTACCAGTGCACCAATTGCTATTGAACCAATAATGGTTTGTAAACCGTTAAGACTATCGCCTAGATTCTTTGTGTTTGCTTGTAATTTTTTTAGACTCTGTTGTGCTCTAGTTGTGCTAACGCCAACAGTGTAATTTAGATCTGCCATGCTATTTCCTCAACAATCTTTTTTTATTTCTTTTGAGATAGTCAAGTGTTGGATCACTCATTCCGTCTGGAGCTTGTTTACTCCAACCAGTGTCCAATCTTTTTGCATAAGGATATCGCAACTGAATTTGGTTACGCTTCTTGAGTGTTCGTCTGCGGGCGTTGCCACTACGGCGTGGTGTTATCCGAACAAAATGTTTGTACGCCTCATCCACAATCTTAGGAATCTGTCGATTCAATCTTTCCAGACTAGGTGTCATTGTATCTTTGGTCTTCCGAACTGTCATCGATCTTGAACCCTCTGCATCATCTCTTCAAGTGTATTTACTGGAATTTGGTGCTCTTGTGGTTTGCCTTCTGCTTGTGCTTTGTGCTTATTTTGTTGATAGTTTTCCCATGATCGTGCTACATCAAGTACCAAGAGATCCAAGGTATCTGATTCACCCAATACAGTGCTCGGCAGACAGCCGTAGCGTTGTCCTATGCCATCAAGAATAAGACAACGCATGAGGTCGGGACTGTCAGGATTTAACTCTCTGCCAGTTACTTTCCCAGTGTTTCAACAACTGTATTCAATACCTTGATCATTACGGCTGCTGGCAATCCAGTGTTTTCTTCCAACACACTTTTACCATCCTCATCAAGGATTAGGTTCTTAAGTGTTTCAAATATTTCACTAGTGTTGTTTGAATCAATCTGTGCCATCTTAAGGTACACACTCATAGGTTGTCTATCCCATGTGTAGAATTCCACAGGCTCACCATATTCTTTTACAGTGTCTTCGTCGTCTAAACTGATCTTAATCAGTTGTGGTTCTTTGGCTAGGTCTTTCAGTTGCATGTTTTCTCTCCGTTAATCTGTTAAGCAACAATAGTACAAAACCCAATCTGTTTTGGGCTTTCTCTACATCTCTATTTGCACATGCTATCTCATTCTTGGCTTTGGCAGCCTCCTTGATCATAGTTGTGAGCAAATCTTCTTCTTTGGTTTTATCTATCAAGTCCATTGTGTGATTAGGGCACTGTTGCCAGTGCCCTATTCCTTTATTGTGTTATTGTGTATTCGCCGTCCACTGTGATAGTGATCGGTGATACCCAAACAGGTGCGTCTGCTGATACAGTTGGTGCAAGACCAGTGATGTAGCCTTTGCCACTCATTGTTGTTCCGCCTGCGCCGCCGTCTGTTTTACCAAGAAACAGATCAAAATCAACAAGAACCTTTTGAGTTGACAGTCCAATGATTCCTGCGTCAGCCATTGTAACACTCGGATTGGTTGCCGGAGCTCCAAAGAATGTTGTCTGGTTAAGCACGATATTCATTGCCAAACTGTTTGTTGATGTTGTAGCAACCTGTAGTTTCGCTGTTTCGTCCAATTGTGTCCAGGTGAACACATCGTTAGCGTTGTTAACTGTTACATCTTGTAGTGCTGCCAATACAAGATTTCCAGTTAATGGTGAAGCCGAGGTGTCAGTCAGTGTCAGAGTAACCTCTGAACCTGTAACACCTGGAGCTGGATAGATATAAGCCATTTTTTGTTTCCTTATTTTTGACTAGTTAGTTTACTATTAGTTTAGTAAAATTGAATACAAACTCAGTAACCAAACGATCAGTATTATACTCGGTTGACACATCAGTTGACTTCTGTTGAAAGCCTGTGATGGCAGGGTCGAGCCTAGCACTTTTAATTTGACTAACCAAGGTTGCATATCCCGATGGTAGTACTTTTGCATCTACAACGACAGTAACAGTATTGGTAACAGTTTCTGCTACCACTTGACCGCTAGCGTCTAGTACATCGAGTAAAGGGTCTTGTGAGGTTTGATCTTGATCAACATACACTTTCTTCAAGTTCTTGAGAAACAGTGGTGCACCGTCTCCGTTGTATGGCAATTCCTGAGTAACTGAAAAGTCAGTACCAGTAATTGCCGTTGTAAGAAATGTTAAGAGTGTGTCTCTCATTATCTATATCTCCTCAGATTTACGAATCCGGGTTGCTTCTCTTCGCTAGTGATACCTGTGGCATCATTGTTGAAGTTGTACCAATCCCCAGCTGATATAAGCTCGTTAAACATCTCATCATACTTTAATTGATAATATGCCATCTTGCTTCTTTCAGCTGATTCATCGCTACCAAAGTCCGCAATCATAGGACAAATATAATAATACATGCTATGAAATACACAAAGATCCGTGAAGTCTTTTAGTCTTGCTTGGATCAATGATGCATCCAGAGCAGGAATGTCTGCTCTAGTGCGGATTGAAACTGATGTGCTCTGGCTAATATAATAGCTTTCCCACCAGTTGGTAGCTCTGAATTGTTCTAGAATTCGTTCTGTACTGCGGATCAATAGATCCTCAACCACATCAATAGTTAGACCCTCATTCGATTCAAAAAGCCGCTGATCGCGATCAGTAACATCTCCGTATTCTGCGAAGCTGAGTACTACACCATTTGATATTATGAAAGCCATAACTCGATTCCTTTACTGATTAAACAATCGAACTGTCAAAAGATAATGTCTGACCATATGCGTCAAATATCTCACCAACACCATACTGCATTGAAGCAACAATATCTGTACCGATACGACTTGCATCACGCTGAGTTTCGATGCTCATTTCACCCATCATAGCTAAACCAAGTGCTTCTCTGTGGAATATAGCGCCTGAGCTATCACCAGCAGTGTCTACAATGTTTGCATTTTCAAACACTGGAATACCAAAAAGCATACCTAAGTATCCTTCACGCATTGCTTCGTTAGCATAGTCACCTAGTGGGTTCTGCCAAGCATTTGTGATTGATGATTTAAGATCATATGCAATGTATGGATGTAACACAATAGCAGTATCACTTGTAGGAACTTTTCTTCCTCTTAGTAATGCGGCTGCTTGAGCTACAAGAGCGGCTGTTGCAGTAATTGCGGCACCACCAGTAACATTTGCAAAGCTACCAAGTAAAGCACATAAGTCTGTGTCTACTTTAGTTGCAATAGCTTCACCAAACAATTTACCTAAGTCAGCAGTTACATTTGAAGCGGCACTGTTTAATGCTAAGTCACTTACCAATGTTCTAATACCAACTGTGCCAACTGTTAGTGTAACACCATTAGTTGAAACCACTGTGTCAGATACTGAATCACCTTCTGTAACTGCTGCGGCTGTTTGAGCTGGGTAGATAGGAACAGTAATAGTTTTACCTTGTGCTGGACCAATGTTGTAGTTCTTGACAATACCACGCATGATTGAGCGTTCTTGAGCAACAAACATTGCTTCTGCTACAATCTCAGGTAGTAGGTCATTTAGGGTTGCGGTTGTTGAACCTGCCATTTTTTTTCTCCTTTTAAGATTATCTGGCTAGCCCGTTTGCCTTACGATATTCTGCGTACTGCTTACGGTGCTTTGAATTTGACATATCCAATTTGGTTATGTCTATTTTTGTGCTTTGACCAGAGTCTGAAAAACTGCTCTTACCATTTGTAGTAGCAGGCTTCGCACCCTTAAAGTGAGGATTGCTATCTAGGAATTCTTTTACCAATTCGTCGACTGCAAAAGGTTTTCCTGAGTCTGTATATCTAACTGTACCATCTGTGTTCAATACCTGTGTGTCTCCTTCATCGCTTAGTACTACACTTCTGTTGAGTAGTGTTCGTACTTGCTCTGGATTCACACTGCCATATTGTGCGGCAGCATTGAGCAATGGTGAGTTAACTTTGTACTCACGAATAACCTGATCTCGCTTTGTGATCTCAGCGTCTTTGGCAGCCATCTTTTCCTGAAGTGTTTTCTCGAACTCGCCTCGTTTGAGAGCTTGTTCTTCTGCTCTTTGTTGTGCCTCAGCTTTGAGGTTACGGAGCTCTTCTGGATCTCCCAAGTCTTCATAAGGCTTCAACAATTTTTTCTGCAATGATCCTCTCATGCGAGCCATCATGTTGTCTACTTCTGTTTGACTATAGGTTTTTGTGGTTGCCGGTGCCTGATTTTCTTCTAGATTGTTGTCTATTGCCGCATCAGTTGCGGTTGTTTCTTCTGTTGCCAATGCTTCTGGATGGTCCATTGTAAACCTCGCCTCCTCTGGAGTTTATGTTATGTTATTTAGCGACAGTTCTCAGACTGTTCAAATACTGTCTATCTTGTTGAATTATCACTGGTACTGGTGTGCTTGATCCACCATGTTCAGGATGACTCCACAAGAACTCGTCTTCTGGTTGCACTAGATTGAACCTGTTGCACAGTCGATCAAGTCTTCTTGAACTTGCATGTGGATGAGTATAC